TGCCTCGAATGTCGTTGGGAGCGAACTTTTATACGCTGTAGAAAACTATTGCAACATCAAAGTGAAACTTCAAAAGGCGCTTGGTCCTTGCTTTTATCACAGCTGGCCCGTAGAAAGCCTGAGTGTGGGACTGGGGCAGGGCGACGGAGGCGGGCGGCAGGCTTGTGGAGGTCTGCCGCCCAATGCCAAGGGGTACAGCGTGAACAAGTACAGTGCGGAATTCTTGGCTCTGCTGCAGAATCGGTATGCTCACGATAAGGCAGAGATGAGCGTGAGCGACTGGATCGTGGCCAACACGAAGCTCAATGGCCGACCGTTTTCCTTCGCCCGCTACCCGTTCCAGCGCGCCATCGCCGACGACATGCACCCGAACATGGACGTGATCAAACCGTCCCAGGTGGGCATGACCGAGATCCAAATCCGGAAGATCTTGGCATGGCTCATGCGAAATAACGGCATGACGGCCATCTACACCATGCCCGACGACGACATGTTCAAGCGCGTATCGCAGGGCCGAGTGCAGCCGATCATCCAAAAGGATCAGGTTTTCTTCCCGCGCAAGGGNGAGAAGATGGTCCGGTCGCGAGACATCGTNCAGCTGCGCGACAGCTGGCTCTACCTGACCGGNGCNTCNGAAGGTGANGCNACCTCNATCTCGGCCGACATGGTCATGAACGACGAGGTCGATCTCACCGACCAAGAGATGCTGGCGCTGTTCAACTCGCGCCTCCAGAACTCGTCCTACAAGATCAACCAGCGGTTCTCGACGCCGACCTTCCACAGCTACGGCATCGACCTGTCCTATGAGCAATCCGACCAGCACGAGTTCATGGTCCGGTGCGACAGCTGCAACCACTGGCAGTCGCCTCAGTTCGAGCGGAAGTGGATCAACCTGCCGGGCTTGCCCGACCATATCGAAGACCTGACCGAGATCGACGACAAGGTCGCACAGGGCCTCGACATCGTGAACGCCTTCGTGATGTGCGAGCGATGTGAGAACCCGCTGGACCTCGGCCGCGAGGACAATCGGCAGTGGGTGTCGAAGTTCCCGAGCCGTTCCCACGCGCGCGGATACCGGATCACTCCCTTCTCCACCAACCGGCTGCCGCCGAGTTATATTGTAACACAGCTGCTCAACTACCGACGCCGCGAGGCCATCCGTCGCTTCCACAACACCGTGCTGGGACAGGCTTTCACGGGTGCGGATGAGCGCCTGACGGTTGAGCAGATCAAGCGTGTCCTCAAGTCGCCGGGTCAGCCCAATGTGACAAAATCGTCACAGGTCTGGATCGGGATCGACGTCGGCATCGCCTGCCACGTCGTATTGGCGACCGGCTCCAGCTACTCGAACCTGCAGATCTTCCACTGTGCCGTCGTGCCTTACGTCCGGCTGCGGGAGACGATTGAGCGGTTCATGTCCGAGTTCAACATCGTCGGCGGCTGCATCGACCGACTGCCCTACACCCCGACCGCCGATGAGATGCGCGACATCACGAAGGGTCGCATCATGCCGGTCCAGTACACCGGCACGAAGGAGATCAGCGTCGTCAAGGTGCCCGAGAAGACACACGCCGACCACTGCCAGATCGACCGCACCATGGCGCTCGACCGCGTCTTTGGCAGCATCAAGCGGCAGGAACTGACCATCAGCGGCTACACGACCTACGACTACACGCTGATCGAGCATCTACGCGACATGGTGCGCGAGGAGGAGCCCGAGAAGGCCGCCGTCTGGAAGAAGCTCTCTGGATCGGACCACTTCTTTCATGCTATTGCATACGTGCTGATTGCCCCGCGAGTGCGGGAGATCGTCGACCTCTCGGAGGACCAGGACTTGCGCTCGAACATTCTCTTTGGATCTGCTGAAATGGCCCAACACCAAATGATTCAGCTCAATAAACCGAAGAAGAATCCGTCCAATGGACCTCTCGGCTAAGGTATCCAAACAGGAAGCCTTAGCAAAAGGACTGAAGAACTATTTCACCGGAAAGCCCTGCTTGAGGGGACATACGGCTGCACGTATGGTTTCAAACAGCACTTGCGTTGTCTGTTTGGGAGAGCGGCGGACAGCCTACGACAAGTCCCACGTCGAAAAGCATCGAGCCCGAGGCCACCGCTGGCTGGCCAAAAACCCCGATTCCGCCATCTCCTCGAACGCTCGACGCGCCGCGACGCGCGCCCGGATGGGTCTGGAAGGCTGGCAAGAGCGCGAGGGGATCCTCGCCTTCTACTGGCTGGCTCGCATTATCTCGAAGAATACGAAGGTCAAACATCATGTCGACCATGTTTACCCATTGAAAGGAAAGAAGAGTTGTGGACTTCACGTAACGGCTAATCTACAAATCCTTCCTCGCAGGGCCAATTTGGAGAAGAGCAATAAGTGCCCGGAAACAAAGCCGTTGCCCAAACCAACGCAAAACGGTTACAACGACTCAGACATTCGGGATGATAGATGGCCGCCCTTTCCAAACTCACCGACGTCCTAGGCTTTGTCCTACCGAAGGGTAAGGGCAATCCTACAGGCACGTCGGCCACCGCGACGTTCAACCCCACGAACGCCGGTCAAGTCTTGTCCGCTCCCGCGTATCGGGACCACATCGAAGACCTCCTGACGGAACGGTCGATTTCGAGCAGCCAGGACCTGATCCAGAAGCTGATCAAGTTCGATCCGGACGTATCGGCCGCCGTGAACTCCTACCTCACGGTCGCCAATCAGAAGCTCAAGATACTGGTTTACAACCAGAAGGGTGAACTCGACCCGAAGGGCCAGGGCCAGCTCCGAGAGCTGCTCCAGTTCATGACGGGTCGCAACGACTACACGCTGGGCTTCCAAGTGAACCAGACCCTCTATGGTCTGAGCGAGCAGATTCGCTACATGATCCTGATGCGCGGCGCGTGCGGCGCAGAGCTGGTCGTGAATAAGAACCTGCTGCCGACCGAGATCCGCCTGGTGGATCCGAAGTCGCTGGAGTGGGTCGAGAGTTCGCCGGGCCAGTACAAGCCGTCGCAGGCCGTGCCGGGCAGTCAGCAGAGCATCAGCCTCGACATCCCGACCTTCTTCATGACGTGGTTCCGCAAGGACCCTACCAACATCTACACGTACTCTCCGTTCGTGAGCGTGATCAACACGGTCGCCGCGCGCACGCAGATCGTGAATGATCTCTACCGCATCATGCAGGTTTCGGGCTACCCGCGCCTGCATATTAAGGTGCTGGAAGAGGTCGTCATCAAGTCGGCCCCGGCCGATGTGAAGATCGATGCGGTCAAGTTGAAGACCTACGTCAGCGAGCGGTTCAACGAAATCCGCGCCAAGATCGCTGGTCTGCGGGTCGACGAGAGCTTCGTCAGCACGAACGCCGTGGATGCCACGACGCTGAATGCCGACGCGCCGGGCATGTCGATCAACATCGACAGTGTGATCGAAGTCCTCAATGGGCAGAACCAAGCGGCCCTCAAGATCATGGCCACCCTGATCGGTCGCGGCGAGAGCGGCGTGAACACGGCGTCGGTTGAGGCGACGATTTTCGCCTTCAATGCGGACAGCCTGAACGAACCGGTCGCCGAGTTGTATGGTAACATCCTCACGTTGATGATGCGTCTCCAAGGCTTCAACGGCTACGTGGATGTGGAGTTCGAGAAGGTCGAGCTGCGTTCCGATCTGGAACTCGAGCCCCAGCGTCTGATGAAGCAGCAGCGAATGCTGGAGAGCCTGTCGGTCGGTGTAATCACTGACGACGAGTACCATCTGGAAATGTTCGGTCGACCGAAGCCGGATGGGATCGAGGAATTGTCGGGCACCGGCTTCATGTCTGGGGGATCAGGCTCTTCCACGGCTGCCGATGCAAGTCCCAATGCCGATCCGATGGGTCGAGCCGTCACTCCGAAGTCCAGCAGCAAAATGGCTAAGAGCAAGGGCGCTCCGAAACCAAATGTTGCACGGACCGGTAAAGCGAAGTAAGAGGTCACTATGGCAAAGCGTCTCGAAATGACCGATGAGATCCAAGCTCGCATTCATGCGGCTGCCGGATCGGAGATCGATGTGACGAAGGTTGCGGTGTTCGAAACCATCGCCGCCAATACTCGTCCGCTCAACAAGCGTGGCTCGATCTTCCACAAGGGTGTGATCGACGCGAGTCTGCTCGCCGAGATGGCCGGTATTCCGGCCAAGGGCGGTGTGCCACTCCACAATATGCATCTTCAGGGCATGGAACATCCGGTCGGCAAGACGTTCTATGCCGGTATCACCCAAGACGACATGGGCCAGCCCGAGCTGCGGGCTCAGTTCTATCTGCCGCTCACCGAGGTCGACCTGATTTCCAAGCTGGACACGGGTGTGATCGACGAAGTGTCGGTTGGAGTTCGTCCCAAACAGATCCTGTGTTCGGCCTGCTCGTTCGATTATGCGAGCGACAAGGCGACCATGATGAACTTCTTCGATCAGGTCTGTGAGAACGAACACACCATCGGCAAGGACGGTGTGCATGTTCAACTAAAAGGCCTTGACCGCTGGATGGAGCTTAGTCTAGTTTCCGCTGGTGCAGCCGATAAGCCCAAGATCGTCGGTCGTACCAAGGCGCTACTCGGTGCTGACGACTACCAGAAGTTGGCGGCGACGGGCAAAGTGCCGGATGCGACCACTCTTTTTGCTACAGTGAAGGATGAAGCCATGTCTGTCCCCGATTTCAACAAGCTGGTCACCGACCTCACGGCTTCGGCCACCCAGGTTGCCACGCTCACCGTCAATCTCGCCAGCGAGACGGCCAAGGTCGCCGATCTGACCGCCAAGCTGACCGCCGCCGACGCCAAGATCGTCGAGCTGACCGCCGCCAACACCGGTCCGGCCAAGCAGGTTCTCGACCTGACCGCCGCGAACACGGTCCTGACGGCCGAGGTCGACGAGACGAAGGTGTTCCTGACGGACCAGCTCAAGGCGGCCTCGGTCGCCCTCGGCAAGCCGCTGGAAGACAAGGACATCCCGACCGACGTCAAGGGACTGGTCGCCGCGCTCAAGGCGACGACCGACTCGGTCCACAAGCTGATCCCGATCAACGGCGTGTCCGGTACGGTCGATTCGGCCAAGCAGGACGAGGCGCGGTTCAGCGCCTTCAAGACGTCGAAGTAAGTTCAACAGCACTCGGAAAATAGGAGGCTATCATGCCGATCGGTCAGGGCGTCACTCTCAAGGGTTACTTCATGGAGGCGTACCAGTTCACGGTACTCCTCTCCGGCTCCATCACGGCTGCGGACGTGGGCAAGGCCCTCACGCAGGACAACACGGCGGCCAACACCTTCAAGCTCGCCGGTGACGGCGATCCCATCCATGCGCGCCTCGAAACCTACGAGGATCGTGTGCAGGAGGGGATCAAGGTCGGCGCGGCTGCCTTCCACTTCGCCAACGATCTGCCCATCAAGTCGGGCCTGACGTCGACCTTCGTGGTCGCGGTCGGCTCCACCCTGGTCGGCGCCGGTAACGGCGAAGTCAAGAACGTGGCGCCCGTGGCCGGTGTTCCGGTCGTGCGTGTCATGGAGGTGGTCGGTCTGAAGGCCACCGCCCTCAAGATCCAGTAACCTCAACTCAACCTCTGCGTAGCAGCGTTTTCAAGGGAGACTCAAATGTCCGATATTCGTTCACTGACCGAGATCAAGCGGGTATCGGCCGCGACGATCCTCGATCCGCTGCGCGCGGCTTCCGATGGTGTGTCCAAGGAAGCCGGTCGTCAGCTCATCAAGACGGCCGCCGAGTTCGGCGTGTCCGTCCGTGACTACCTGACCCTGGCCATCGATCCGAACGAGGGTTCCACCAAGTTCGTCGGCCTGAATGGCTACGAGGCGGCTCTTGCCCACCTCAACCTGCCGTTCAAGAACTCCTACGAGCAGGGCATCATCCTCCAGGCGGCTGGCGAGACGTTCCAGAAGTATCCTGGCACGCGCGCCATGTTCCCCGAGGTGATCGACGACATGCTCCGCTGGACGAACCGCCAGCAGAACATCGAGCAGGTGTCCGACATCGTGGCGGTCAGCCGCACGATCAACGGCACCGAGCTGATCTCGACCGTCGTCTCCGACGACAGCGCCGAGCGCGGGACGTTCAGCATCGCCGAGGGTGCCCGCATCCCGGTCCGTTCGCTGCGCACCTCGCAGACCTCGGTCGGCATCTTCAAGCACGGTTCGGGCTACCGGACGACCTACGAGTTCAATCGTCGGGTCCGTCTGGACATCCTGACCCCGTTCGCCAATCGCGTGGCGCGCGAGCTGGAGATGAGCAAGATGGCGGCGGCCACCGCCATCCTGATCAACGGCGACACGGTCAACGCGGCGGCCCCGGTCATCGCGCAGTCGACCTTCGCTGGCTACGACGTCGGTCAGGTCGGCAAGCTCCAGTACAAGCCCATGCTGGCTTGGCTGGTCGCCCGTGCCAAGGCGGGCGTGCCCGTCGACACGGTCGTCGGCAACTTCGATGCCTACATGGAGTTCCTGTTCATGTTCATGCCGGTGACGGCCATGGGCGCGAGCGTGGCGGACATGGCGGCGTCGCGCGGGATCGGTCCGAAGTTCAACTTCTCCAAGTTCGGCTTCGACCAGAACGTGTCCTTCGCCATCAGCTCGCAGGCACCGACCGGCAAGCTGATCGGCATCAGCAAGGGTGAGACGCTGGAGGAGCTGGTCGAGGCCGGTTCCAACATCTCGGAGAGCGAAGCCGCGATCCAGAACCAGACGATCACCTACGTGCGTACCGAGAACACCGGCTACAAGCTGGCGTTCGCGGACACCCGGTCGGTCTACAACTTCGCCGCCTAAGCGAAGTTCGGACTGGACAATGAGAGGCCCATCCACGAGAGTGGATGGGCCTTTCCTCTCTTCCACAGTCAAATAGGAGGCTTCATATGAAGCTCGTTGCACAAACCACTGGTGAGTTCATGCTCTGGGGTGGCGCCAAGGGTGAAGTCGTCGAGGCCGGTCAGGTCAACGTCGTGTCGGCGGACCAGTTCTGGGACAGCAAGGCCAACGTCGGCCAGCTGACGATCCACGGTCGCGTCAACGACGATGTCACCGACGCCATGCTGCAGAAGGTTCTCAAGGACGCGGGCGACAAGAAGCGCGAGTCCGCCGTCGAGGGCTTCGTCAAGCAGCACAAGTACGACCCGGAGAAGAAGGTCGAAGAGAAGCCGACCGACGAGCAGTCCCTGATCGACGCCAAGAACAAGCTGATCGAGATGCGCGGCAAGGACAGCAAGGCGACCGGCGACGAGATGGCTGCCCAGGAGAAGCTGATCGCCGAGCTGGAAGCCAAGCTGGCCCAGGCGGCGCGTAAGTAAGGAGTGCGACCATGTACGTCACCAGTGGAGATGCTCAATCTTTCCCGATTGAGTTCCGTGTTGGAGGAGAACTCGTTGTTCCCGACGACGCATCGGTGACGGCCCAGCTTCGTGATCAGAGCGGCGCTCTGATCACGGGTTGGGATCCAAAGGCCATCGATCACGACGGGCTCAACACCGTCGTGATCGAGGTCGATGAGACAGCCAACACGGTAACCGACCGCGAGAAGCGCACTCTGATCGTGAACTACAAGGTGGCCGGTGCCACCTACAAGACCACCCTCAGCTATTTTGTCGCACCCTGGGTCAACACCAGTGTGACCCCTGAAGACGTGCGGGTATTCTTCGGCGTGAATGCCGAGGAGCTTCCGGACAGCTTCATCAAGATCGAGGACGCCTACTACAAGGCAGTCGCCACCTACGACAAGGTGGAGTTTGATCAGGCGCTGGCCGACAGTGGCACGATGCGACTGGCAAACGACATGATCCTCGGCCTTGCCGCTCTTCCTCTGGTCCAAGTCCTGAAGATTCGACTGATGCAGTCGGAGTCGTCGGACCAAGAGAAGTACGCTCGCTTCGCCAAGCTCGACCTCGACAGCTTCCTGCCCAAGATCAATGCCATGATCGTCGGTGGTGCGACCGACCTGTTCAACGTGACAGAGGATACGGCCTTCTTCTTCGACGTCGCGACGCCGACCGATCCTGTGACCGGAGCGTAAAATGCGCGCTCCTTCCCGAGCTTTCTTCCGTCCGATCCGAACCACCACTGGCCTTCTGCTGGAAGGCCAGATGATGGACATCAAGGACAACGCGACGATCCGAGACTTCATCCTACCCCGGCGTCAGATGCTCACCAGCATCACTTCCCCGGCCCGTCCAGGCATGATCATCAAGGATGGCCTACGCAAGTACATGCTGATCGACAGGGCCGAGAAGACCCGGAATATGACCCGTGTGTTCAGTCTCGCCGAAGTCACCCACACGGCCTCTTGGTCGCGTGAGAAGAAGAGTCCAGACTTGGTCACCGGCCTCGACCGCAGCTACTACAAGCAGCCGTTCGGAGCCATCGACTTGGTCTGGGAGCTGATGCAAATTCAGAATGACAACGAAGCACAGAGTGGTTCAAAGTACCGTGTGCTGACGAGCGTCGATCTCCAGCTCGGCGATATGCTTGACGGCAAGGTCGTCAAGTTCGTCCAGCAAGTTCAGGGGATCACCTATGGCGAGGTCAACTAGCTTCGGAGCCTACCGAAAGTTCGTGCGTGACGTTGAGGCGAAGATCCTCCGCACTACGACTGCATTTATCATGCGTGTGTCGAAGCAGATCGAGCAAGAATTGACCGTCATGAATGCGTCGTTCTTCTCGAACTTGGTTCGACAGGGTATTGACGTCTCAGGACCGCCCGGCCTCCAAGAGTTCACACCCAGCTGGAAGCCTCTCAAGCGCAGCTACGCCCGCTGGAAAGAGAAGAAGTATCCTGGCTCGGGCTTCTTCAAGGCTAGTGGAAAGTTGAAGGCGTCGCTCCGACAGGCCAAGGGAGGTCTGCTGGGTAAGCCCAAGGTCACCATCGTCAAGCTGCCTCGGGCAATCAAGCGTGGTGAAGCCTTCCGGATCGTGGTCGAGCCAGCTCCCGCAATGCGCAACAAGCGAGGAATTCAGCTGCTCGAACAGCTGAACGGTGGTACCTTCCAGCGGTCCATGAAGCTCTCGGCCTTCAAGGGCAAGATCACCCGACCGCTTGTCGAGCCCTATTTGAACTGGTGGGTGAAATATGTGATCACCCCGTCTGTTGTTCGGAGACTGAAATGAACCCGTATCAGGACTGCAAGGCCTCTCTTCTCAGCTTCGTGAAGAAGACCATTTTGAACAACCCGGTCTTCACGGCCACCGGTCGAGATCAGCCGGTGATCGTCGACTTCGACGGAATCGCCGACGAGAAAGAACTGTCCAAGCTGGGAGACGTGATGGGATTGGAGGACTACTCGATCATCGACGAGGAGGGAAACTTCATCGTCAGCGCCCGGATCGGACTGTCCACCGTCGGTGACCAAAACCTGTTTCACCTTCGGGCGCTGACGAATGTGCTGTTCAATGCATGCCTGACCGGCAAGATGGTACCGCTGCTGGATGCTGAGAACGCCAATCCGCTGGGTCAGATGAAGTTCATGAGGGGCACAAACGCTCTTCCGCTGGTGACAACTGAGGTTCGGTCGTACCAGTATCTTGCAGTGTCTCTCGGTTACGCTCCGTCACTCGCTCCTGCTCGGCCTTGAGAACAGAAGCCTGTCGGTCGAGGGTTTGACTGGCCAGATGGATCAGCTCTGCACTTCGGCTCCTTCGGGTCAGCTTGGCCCGAAGGGTGATCTGATCGGCGAATTCCGGGTCCATTCGGACCGTCATCGCTACCATATCCTTCGTTTTCATGGTTCACTCCGGTTCAGAAAAAATCCCTTGTCTTATCTGTCGAACCATCGGATAACGCAAGAACCTTCTTTGGAAAGCTACAGGAGATTCCCATGGCCAACGGCCTCGCTAAGACTTCGCGTTTCATGCTCGGCACGGCCTCGGTCATGCTCGGTCCCCCGGCCACGATGTTCGACTTCACCCCGGCTGCCAACGGCATCGGTCTGGTCAAGAACTTCAAGACGTCGATGGAGCCCGGCTACGTCGAGCTGACGCAGGGTGTGAAGAACACGGTCGTCTACTCGGTGATGAACAAGAACGCCGTCACGGCGTCCTTCGAAGCCTACGAGTACACGCTCGCCAACCTGAACTTCGCCCTCGGCCTCGACGGCTCGGCGATCACGACCGCCGCCCTCGCGACGACCACGACCGGTTCGGTCGCTGCGGGCATCTCCGTCATCCCGGTCACGTCGGCTACCGGCCTCGCCGCCAACGACTACATCCTCATCCAGTATGGCACGGATGACCAGGTGCTGGTCCGACAGGTGGCCTCCATCGCCGCGCTCAACGTCACGGTCACCCGCGCCATTCCGGTCGGCATTACCGTGCCGTCCGGCGCGGTGGTCAAGAAGTTCGGCACGGTGTCCATCGGCAAGAAGGTCGAGCAGCCCTACCTGGCTGCGATGGTCGTCGGCAATCTGGCCGGTGGCGAAGAGGCGATGATCATGATCCCGAAGTGCCGCGTCACGAAGGGCCTCGATCTGAACTTCACGACCGACAACTACGGCAACCTGCCGTTCGAACTGACGATCTACGATCAGGTGCCGGGCGACCCGCACTACGCTCAGTTCGCGGGCGACCAGTCGCGGCTTCTGCTCCTGCCGTAAGCAGAACGAGCTTGCCATTTAGGATCGCCCCGGTTAGAACCGGGGCGATTCTTTTTGGTTCAAGGAGCTGACAATGTCCGACGCGCCCAAGCCCACACTCGTTCAGAGCGAGCTGGCCCCGAGTTTCGATCTCAAGATCGGCGACAAGACCCAGACCGTGGTCATGACCTTCGGTCGACTCAATCGTCTCTGCAAGCTCATCGGCAACATGAACGACGTCGGCCGCATGATTGAAGAGCCCGAGATCGCCGAGCAGATGCTGGTCCAGCTTCTGTCGACGAAGAAGAACCAGATCGACATCGACGAGCTGGAGATCACTCCGGAAGAGGTGTCCAAGATCCTCGCCTGGGCGGGAACCCACATCCTCGATTTTTTCATCAAGCTGGGCTCGAACTTCAACGAGAGTTCCGAGCCGCTGATGGAGGGTATGCTCGCCACGGTCGACAAGATGGGCGAAAAGACTCGCAATCTTCAGGAGGTCCAGACGTCGTTGACCACTGGCTCGGTCAGCTAACCTGGACGGATAGCATCTGTCTGGCCTTCGACATCTCACCCAGTGAGATCGACGACCTCTACGAACGGAAAACGTGGTTCGACCTACGTCACAAGGTTCAGTTGAGAGTGCAGTACGAACAGGTTAAAGTGCTGCAGGACTTTCAGAATTTCGCTTTGATTTTGGCAGCAGCACTTGGTGGTAACAAGTCGGAAGGCATATCCCCTCAAGAAATGGAGGAGATGACTAAGAAGCCTCCCCCGACCGAATCGACCATCATGAGGTTTATGAGCCACGCCAAAGCGACCATGACGGGTGGTACAGATGGCTGACGACAAAGAGATTGGTATTGAGGCCAACCTGAACCAGCCTGTCGCCGAGATGGCGAAGCTGCAGAGCAAGCTCGGCGAAGTCGAAAAGGGCGTGAAGAACGTCGTCAAGCAGATGGAGCTGCTCCGAGACATCAAGGTCGGAGCAGTTACCACGGCCAACTTCGACAAGACCCAAAAGGAAATTCTCCAAAACTTCCGGAACCTCATCACGCTTGTGAACAATGAGAATCCGGGTGCTGCGATCAGCAAGGCGCTGGTCGACGGTATGACGAAGGGCATCAAGGCCAACATGACGTCGTTTGGACGTCAGCTGACCGATGCCACTCTGAGTACGTTCAAGGATGCTGAGCGTCAGATCAAGAACTCCACCTTGCTCAAGTTCCTTGAGAACGAGAACAAGGGTGCTCGTCGCTTCGTCAACACCATCGGGACTGATCCCGCCGATGAGAAGCGACTTGAGCTGAAGACTCGCATCCGTGCAGCTGAGATGCTGCTGGCTGCTGCCGAGGAGCAGAACGCCCGCAACGCAGACGGATCGCTCAACCGGATTGTTGCGAAGCGTGAGCGTGAGCTGCGACTGCTGACCGACACTCAGCTCATGCTCGACAAGCAGACCTCCGAGCTGCAGAAGCAGGAGCGACTGGCTGCGAATGCAGAGGCCGCAGCCAATCGGCGCGCCAATGCTGCGGCCCGTCGCAACATCATTCCGGCCGCTCGTCTCAGCGTGCAGGAGACTATCGAGCAGACGACTGGCTTCGTTCGTCCCGACGTCGATAAGACGCTGGCGAACATGCGGGTGTTCTACGACAACCTCGCGCAGAAGCAGGCTGCAATCATCCAAGCGTCGAAGGACAAGATCGCTGCTACCCTGGCGAAGAACAACATCTATCGTGCCGCCCGCATCACGACGCAGGAGACGATTGACCAGTCGGTAGGCATCACCAAACTGCCGAACGACGCCAAAGCCATCCAGAATATGAAGGACTACTATCAAAAGTTGTCCGACAAGAAGGTGGAGATCTCGACCGCTGCTGCAGCTGTGGCTGACGCGAAGATCGCGCTGATCACGGCACGCCGCAACCAGCAGAACAACTTCGATCCGAGCAAGACGGCTGAGCTGTCGCGCGCTGCGGCCGAGGCACAGAACGCCTATCAGGCTGCTGTCGCGAAGTCGCAGCAGGACATCCAGCGTCTTCGTCTGTTTGGCGACGGCGGTCAGTTCCTGCTTGAGATTCAGTCTCGCCTGATGCTGAACTACAAAGTGCTGACGAGCTTCTTCGGAGCAATCAGCTACGGCATCCGTTCGGTCGTTGAATTCGATGAGGCCCTGCATCAGCTGCAGGCCATCAGCGGTTCGACCAAGGGTGAGATGAAGGACCTCAAGGAGGTCATCGTCGGCGTCGCCGAAGGCTCGCGATACACCGCCACGGCTGTGACGCAGGCTGCGGTCGTGNTGGCNCAGGCTGGTCTGTCCANGCAGCAGATNGGCGCGGCACTGAAGCCNATCACGATGCTCGCGCAGGCNACNGGNTCCGANCTGAAGACCTCGGTCGATGTGGTGACNTCGGTNCTGGGTGCGTTCAACTANCGCGCCGAAGAGACTGGTCAGATCGTCAACATCATGGCTGGCGCGCTGAACACCTCCAAGCTCGACATGGAGAAGCTGGCTCTCGGCATCCAGTATTCTGGTAACACCGCCGCGCAGGCCAACGTGAGCTTCGCGGAACTGACCGGCGTGCTGTCGGCTCTGTCCAACACTGGTGTTCGTTCGGGCTCGACGCTCGGTACCGGTGTCACCCAGNTGATCTCCGATCTGCTCAACCCGACCGACAAGCTGAAGGAAGTTCTGGCNGCTGTTGGTCTGACCATCGGCGACGTGGACATCCGCACCAAGGGTCTGACGCCGACNCTGGAGAAGATGGCCAANGCTGGCTTCGGTGCCTCTCAGGCNTTCGAGGGNCTGGAGCTTCGTGGCGCTCGCGCGTACCTTGGTTTGCTCAGCCAGGTGGACGGTCTTCAGCAGCTGACGCAGGCCAATATCACCAGTCAGGCCGCCATGACCGGTAGCCGAGTGGCGATGGACAGCATCGCGGCGGCATCTAACCGTGTTCAAGCGAACTTCGGCATCATGGCCGACAAGATGGGCGAGGACTTCAAGCCGAAGGCCGTCGCCGTGATGAACACCACGGCTGACCTCATCTCGTCGTTTGGTGGCCTCATCCAGACCATCGTCTCGCTCGGCACGACCGTAGCTGGCACCGCTGCTGTCTACATTCTGGCCACGCAGTTTGCTCGACTGCTGCCCGTGATCGGTTCTATCAGTGCGGCGTTCCTGACCTATAGTGCTGCCGCACGCACTGCTTCGGTACAGACCGATGTGTTCGGGGTGGCTGTCGGACGCGCCACGGTCGCCGCAACTGGCTTTGGTCGCGCTCTCAGTATCCTGCGTGGCATCGGCCCGCTGGCTCTGGCCTTCATCGGCTTCGAAGTCGTGTCGGCGATCATGTCGATGAATGCCAACAGCACGTCCAAGTTCGCCGAAGCGATGGACAAGCTGAAGCAGAAGACGAACGAGGCGACGCAGGCGAACACGAAGCAGGTCGATACTCAGATGGCCATCGACAAGGCCATCAATGATCTGCTGTCGAAGTACACCAGCTTGAACGAGAACAGCGGCGCGCTCGCGACCGAGACGCTGAACCTCAAGACGCGCTTCGCCGACCTCGGTCTAGAGCTGCCGAAGACTGTGACGAACGTCAACGAGCTGGTTGCTGCATTGGAGAAGCTGCGCAACACCTCGCGTGGCATGCAGACCCTGTCGCTCAACGACAAGATCGGTGCGCTGAAGGCTGAGCGTGAGGCGTTTGAGAAGCGTGCTGCCGAGCTGTCGAGCGAGAACAGCTTGAACACTCTGATCCAGAACGACAGCAAGACCCCGGCTTCCGTGCGCCGAGAGATGGCCAATCAGTTCCGACAGAACCGCTTCAAGGAAGGTTCTCAGGATAGTCAGGCTCGTGGCGCTCTGGAAAATATCAAGGGCGTCATGCCTGAGACGAAGTCGCTGATGGACTCGATGATCGGTAACGATGTCGACAAGACCATCGCTCAGATTGCGAAAGCTGAACAGGCTCTCGACCGTCTCAAGAAGTTGAAGGATTCGGACGTCGCCAATCCCGGCGACACGTTCACGAATGAGGACAACCGCAACCTCGGCAACCTCATTCTCAAGCGCGCCCGCGAGTGGGCGGCCGACGAGCTGGAGAAGCGGTCGAAGGGTCGCGAGCTTGAAAGCACGACTGGTCAGCGCGACGAGCTGCTCGAACTGCAGAACACCATCTACTCGACGATGGAGAATGCGGTTAATGCGTCTCGAGTCCACATCACCGAAATGCGCGACAAGCTCAAGAGCGCACCGGTCGGTGATAAGAAGGGCATCGCTGATGAGATGCAGAAGGAAGTCAGTGAAGTTCGCAACTTCATCGACGGCATGTTCCAGCAGTACCTCTCGACGCTCTCTGGTGAACAGAAGCGTGTGGCCGAACTTGCCTACAAGAAGAACATTGAGCGTGGTCTGAACGAGACGACCGGTCTGGTGACTGGCGACGTCAATGCTGCGCGCGAGGAAGTGGACAAGGTTCAGAAGGCTCGCCTTCAGAGTGAGATGAAGACTATCCAGACTCAGATCGAAACTGAGAAGCGTCGTGCCAAGCAGTACACCGACGCAGGTCGTATCGAGCAGTCCAATCAGGAGCTGGAGCGTCTGCAGGCCAAGTATGCTGAGACGAAAGAGCGTCTGTTCCAGAAGGATCGTGACGCGCTCAAGACGGCTCAACAGGCTGACGAGAAGAAGGATCTGATCATCCAGCAGGAGGCTGAACTCGATGCCGACCGCGCCAAGTTTGCCGAGGAGGCGTTCGAGCGTCGCAAGAAGGCTTCGCAAGACCTCGTTCGCATGGAGATCGAAACCTCCAAGGTGATGGTCAGCAGTATCCAGGCGCAGATCAACTCGAACATGAGTGCGCTGACGGGTATGCTCGGTCGGACGATGAGCAAGGAGCAGCGCGAAAAGATTTTCGAACAGATCGCCACGCTGACCGAGCAGCTGATCAGCATGCAGATTCGCATGATCATCGCGTCGTTCACTTCCAGTGGTCAGAACCTCGACGACCCCGAGATCATCAAGCAGATGCAGGGCCAGATGGATGCTGTCACGACGTCTGGTCGTGAGGCTCTGAAGGGCTACCGCAATCGCATCGACGCGAAGGGGATGGCTGGTGGTCAGGAAGAACTGTCTCGTGAACTGAAGCTGATGCTGGCCGACTTCGAAGTCGAGTTGAAGAAGCTGGCTCAGAACTTCCGTCAGATCGAGAAGGGTCTGGCGAACGCGAACCTCGCTGCCGAGAACATTCAGTTCAAGTTCGACGCGAACCTCAAGGCGTATGACGCGCCTGTGAATCGCAACAGCTTCACGACTGCCTTCAAGGAAGTGGAGCAGTTCGAGAAGGCTGCCGAGATCGAGCAGAAGGTCCGTCAGCTGAAGATTGACGCGGCCAAGATCGCTGTGGCCAATCAGCAGACCGGTATGCAGAAGGCCGAGCAGCTGGTCGGTTCTCTGCAGAAGGAGAAGACTGCGCTTGAGGGAGTCGCTGGTGGCAACAATGCCAACACCAATGCCCTGGCTGCCGTGTCTCAGAAGCTGCAGACCGCCGAAGGTGAGATGGAGCGGTACCGTCAGCAGATCGAGACGACGACCGAAGCCATCAAGCGCATGGAGATCGAGCAGCAGGCTCAGACCCAGCCGAAGGCCAAGCCGACGTTCTTCGAACAGCTGAACAACGGTGTGAAGGCGTGGGAGATCCAGAACAAGCTGTTCCAGGATGGCCTGACGCAGATCGCTGAGCGTGTGCCTCAGATGCTGAACATTGTCGCCAGTGGTTTCAGCGATGCATTCGTCTCCATGGTCGATGGCACTAAGTCTGTTGGGCAGGCGTTCGGCGACATGGCTCGTTCGGTAGTCAAGGCACTGCTTCAGATGATGGTCCAGATGGTTGCGATGATGGCCCTCAAGATGGCCTTCAAGGCACTCGGCATGGGTCTGCCGATGTCGACTGGTGGTGAGGTCCCTGACAGCAGCTCGGTGGGTGGCGGCACTGGCGGTGGTTACGGCACCTATCGAGACGGTGGCAATGTCCGGAAGCGTTTCGCTGGTGGTGGCCAGAACCGTGACAGCGTCAATGCCACGTTGATGCCGGGTGAGTACGTCCTGCGTCGGTCGGCGGCGCGCGCCATCGGTCGTGACACTCTCGACCGCATCAACAGCCTGGGCAATCGCAAGATCAGCGAACCGATGGGTGCTGTGGGCGACTTCGGCACCGAGATGGCTGAACAGCGCACGACGGATCGTCAGCGCAAGCAGGAGGGTGAGCAGAACGTGACCAACGTCTGGATCGTCCCGCAGGGTCAGCAGCCGCCGCCCCCGAGCGCGAAGGATATTGTCGCTATCGTGAACAGCGATATTGTACGAGGCGGTCAGACTCGTGTACTGATCAAGTCGATTGTGAATGGACGTGGCTGATGGAAACCTTCAACTTCCCCTTCCACCGTATGCGGGTAGAGTACCCGCCGACCGCTCCGAACATCCAGCTCGGCAGGAGCTACGTGTTCGCGTCCCGACCGCTGGGTCCGTTCCAGCGGAAGTTCATTCTTTCATTCGAGTCGATGGTGATCTACCAGAACGTCGACAAGACCGCCGATCTGGCTACCCAGCCGTTGATCAACTTCATGTTGCTCGACAAGTTCTATCGGGACCATGGCACTCACGAAGTGTTCATCTACCCGCATGAGCTTGAGGGCAACATGGAAGTCCGCTTCGCCGATCCGTTCAAGTGGCCGGATGGGCATGTCGGCGGCAACGGTTCCGTGAAGCCGTTCGAAATCAATCTGATCGAGGTGATCTCGTGACAACGATTCCTATCGAGCATCTGAAAGACGCGCAGAAGCTGACTGCCGACGCTCAGGTCGATCTCTGGGAAGTAGTCCTGCGAAAGAACCAAGGGACCATCTACCTGTCGTCCGGTATGAACGTGACGTGGCAGGGCCATAGCTATGACTCTACTCCGATCCTGCTCGGTGCTGAGAAGCAGTCCTCGGATGAAGAAGTGTCACGTCCTCCGTTGACCATTTTCAATCCGGAGAACGTCTTCGCTTCGTTCGTCGTCACCCGCATCTTGGAGAAGTCCATCGTCAAGCGGAAGCGTTTGCTGAAGGCCAACCTGGATGCTGACCTTCCGATCTTCGAACAGAAGACGTGGTTCATTGGTCGAGTGACCTCGTTCGTCCGTGGTACTCTGACGGTTGAGCTGCGCAATTTGCTTGACGGTCCCAACTTCACCATGCCACGTCGTCAGTACATTCCGCCTGACTTCCCCACGGTGTCGCTGCAATGAAATCTCGTCACGCCCATCTGGAGGGCCGTCGCTACAAATGGGAGACGGCCGACTGCTACACTGCGATGCAAGACTGGTATCGCGACGTGGGAGGTATCATCCTGCCCGACTACATTCGTCCAATCGATCACGGCGAAGTGGGTGTCGATCTATACATGCAGAACTTCCATCGCGAAGGGTTTCGACTTATCGACGATGTTCCGATGCACGATCTCAAGATCGGTGATGGCTTCCTCATCAGCATCCAGTCTTCGGTGGCGACGCACGCTGCGGTCTACGTCGGCGGCAACGAGATCTTCCATCACCCGCAGGGTCGTCTCTCGATCACTGAGCCCTACAAGGGCATCTGGAAGAAGTACACCATCGCGACACTTCGCCACCCACAGGTGGTCGAAAACCTGAAGAAGTTCGAGGAGAAAGTCGATATTGGTACTCTCCTGCCGCCACACCTCAAGAGGATCTACGATGAATACCAGCGAACTCATGGCGAAGCGGGAGGGACCGGAGGAGCGGTGCGGGTTCATTCTGAGGAACGGGACCATAGTCGAGGTGAAGAACCAAAGTCCTCGTCCTGAAGCAGCGTTCGATATTGATGCACACGACATCATCGCGCACCTGGATGTGATGGTTGCAACCTGGCATACACACGTCGACACCAGTTCCTATCCCAGCGGCGCGGACTACGTTTGCTTCCAGAACTGGCCTCATCTGAAGCATTACATCGTTGGCAGCGATGGTGTTAAGTGCTACAAGCTCGACGGCAAACGGGTTGTCGAAGACACATGATCACCATTCACCTCCATGGACCGCAAGCGCACCTCGTTCCGGGGCCGTTGTCGTTCGCCGTCGAGACGGTTGCTGAGGCCATCAAGGCGTTCAGCAGCCAGATGAAGCATGTGCTGCGACCGGTGCCGGGCCAGGAGCGCATCGTCTACAGTGGCAGCAACGCCCGCACTCCCGACGATCTGCTCAAGATCCGTGACGAAGACGTTGAAGTCCATCTCGTCCCGTCCATTCTGGGTGGCGGCGGCAAGGGTGGCCTGATGTCAATACTGATGATCGTCGTCGGCATCCTGATCATTGCCGTGACGTGGTGGACGGGCTTCGGCGCGGCAGCTGGTGCCTCTCTGATCGCGACGTCTATGGCGGGCATGCTGTATGGCATGGGAGCGTCTCTCATCTTGGGCGGCTTGCTATCGCTCATGTCGACGCCAGCTCCCGACAACACGGCCAACCAAGATACGACTTTCACGACCACGCCCGATCCGAGTTCCTCGCGATACCTCGGCTCACCGAAGAACACGGTGAAGTCAGGCACTCGTGTGAACCTTGCGTTCGGTGAGAACCTGATTCCGGGTCACTTCCTTTCCTTCAACATCGACTCGACCGACGGTGTCGGTACTGCCCTGAAGCCTGTGATCGTCACCACCGACCCGGATATCCCCGAGGACGGTTCCGCAGCCAACGTTCCGTCTGAGAGTTACCCGTGAAAAACCTTCCGAAAATCTCTGGACGCGGCTTTGGTGGCGGTGAACCCGCACAGCAACAGCAGCAGCAACAGCAGAACATCACCAATACGCCCGACAATATCCGGTCGACGGATCATCTTGAGTTCGTGTTGGGCATCGGCCAGGGTCGGTTCAAGGGCCTCAAGGGCAAGAGCGCTAAGAACTTCTACGTCGGCGACACTCCTCTCATGTCGCCGGACGGTGTTGCGAACTTCGCCAATTTCAATCTCGACTTCTATGATGGCGACGGCATCAACAACACTGTGGTACTGTCTCAGACTGGTGCCGCCCTGTCGCATCAGGTCAACGTTACCCTGACGAAGAACACGCCGGTTGTGCGTCAGGGTACTGTGAGTGCCAGTGTAACCAATGTGCTCGTCCTACCGACAGAGGGTGACTACATCGGTAAGGTCTACTATGTGACCGAAGATGGTAGCACGCGCGCCATGGGTTATTGGCTGTGGACCGACAAGGGCTGGCGTCGGACGAACAATCCCTACGTCAATTTCCTGCAGTTCCGCTTCGTCATCTCGCAGCTCTACAGCCAGAACAAGAGCGGCAACTACAACCATTCGGCCGATGTGAAGGTCGAGATCAAGCGGTCCGACCAACCGGATACCGATTACGTTCCTGCGTTCTATCGGAACTCGGCGGGCACTCTGCTGACCCGCAAGATCGGTGGCGGCGCGGTGGACGAACCGGCTCCGTCCTCGCCGGGCATCATCGACTCGATCCAGTTCTACGGCAAGACGCAGCAGCAGGCTTCCAAGGTGTACCGTGTACCGGTGCAGGCGTCGAACGTGCCCTATACGATCCGCGTCACGTTGCTCACGGATAGCGAATACCAGAACGGCGATCAGATCAATAAGGCCACAATCGCCCTGGAGAGTTTCCAGGAGATCACGTCTGCTGCTCTGCGTCTGGATGACCTCGCCTTCGTTCACGCGACTGCACAGGCGACCGATCAGTTCTCCTCACTGCCGGACTTTGCGGGTGTCTACGAATGTATGATGGTCCGAGTGCCGAGCAACTATGATCCCGAGACTCGAGTCTACACCGGGACTTGGGATGGTACCTTCAAGATCGCCTACACCAACAACCCTGTCTGGTGTCTCTACGAAGTCGTGACCAATGACGACTGGGGCCTCAGCTCCTTCAATCCGATGACGATGGACAAGTTCGACTGCTATGAGGTCGCCAAGTGGTGCGACACCATGGTGTCGGACGGCAAGGGTGGACTTCAGCCGCGTTACACTCTGAACACCGTGATCAGCGAGCCGCGTCCCGCAATGGATATGGCTCGCTACATCGCTGGCACGTTCAATGGTGTGCTGCTCGATGACGGCAACGGCACCGCCTACCTACGTGTCGACAAAGACGATCCGGCAACTCATCTGATCGTTCCCGAGAACACGGTGAACGGTACGTTCGAGTACAGCTACACCGACGTGTCGACCCGCTACAACTACATCACCGTCTCCTTCACGAACGAAGATCTCCGCTACAAGCCTGACTTCCGGACCCTGACGATTCCGGAACACATCAGCGAGTACGGCACGATCTCGACGGACATCATTGCGGTCGGCGCGAACAACGCCCAGGAGGGAATGCGTCGGGCCATGTACCGACTGATCACGGCGACAACCGAGAACCTCGTCGTCAAGTTCAAGCTGCCGCGACTGGGCCAGTATCTTCAGCCGTTCGACGTCGCCCTGCTGGCTGATCCCGATCTCGGCTACGGTCTGAGTGGTCGTCTCAAGACGGTGGCTGTTGGTGGCATGAGCGCAACGCTGCGCGATCCTCTCTATCTGGAAGCTGGCGTCGTTTATACCGCGCGCTTTTCGATCCCGAATCCGGCCTATCCGATAAACTCGACGTTCAAGTTCCTGATGGTCGACCGTCGTGTCGTTAGTGGAACGACCGGCGATGTCTACAGCTTGACCTTCAACGAGCCACTTCCGGCTGATCTGCCCGAGAAGGCAGCGTTCTCTCTTGAGCAGTACAACAGCTTGGGCGTCGGTCTGCCGAAGCCGTTCCGTATTCTCAACGTCGAGACGTCTCAGGATAATCCCGACGAGATCACCGTCGAGGCCATTGAGATCAACCGCAACAANTGGCATCAGATCGACACGCTGAAGGCAGAGGGNATTGTTGAGTACAGCAATCTCCAGCTGCGNACTGTGTCGTCCCCGACGAACCTCCGTGTCATTCCGACCTACCATGATGGTGTGGTCGATCTCGACNTTCAGTGGGATCGCGTGAACAACCAGCTGATCAAGGCGTACACGTTGGAGATGTCCTTCAATGGTGGAGTGCCTCGTCAGCTGAGCAACACTGGTGCCACTGAGTTCCAGCTGAGCAACCAAGAAGTCGGTGCCTACTCCTTTTGGGTCCGTGCCATTGGCATGAACGGGGACAAGAGCCCGGTCCTTGGCCGCCGTATCGATCTGACCGATCCGACTGTAGCCAACCCGAGCGGTGTGGCAGACGTTTCGAACATTCGGTTCGAGGGTGGCTCGTGGCTGGGCCAGGACATGACGCTGATCTGGGATCGCAGCAGNCCGGCCAACTTCTCCCACTACGAAGTGAANTTCCGCAATCCGTCTACCGGNGTNACGCTNCGCACTGTGGAGACGACGGANGAACGGTTCGAATACACAGGAGTGATGAATGCGGTCGATAATGGGGGCAGTGCTGCTCGTGCTGTACTGGTTTCTATCCGGGCGGTCGACTAACAACTACGACATCGACAGCGTACCTCAAGCGTCTCCGGGCGTGTCCTTCTTGGTCACATAACCCGGGCAACCTGCCGCGCCCCGCCCGGGTGGGTTCCTACATGGGTAGAAGGTGGACTGCGTCTGGAGTTCGAGACGCCGACCGACGCTGACTGGTCGAACACGCATGTGTGGGTCGACACGGACCACAGCTGGACCAGCTTGGACGAGCCGACCTACATCCTGTCGGGCAATCCGATCCTCGTACCGGAACTGGACCGGTCGAAGAACTACTTCATCCATCTGTCGCACAACGATCAGTTTGGTCGCAACCTGATCCCGAGCGAAGAGATCGCGATCATCAGTGGTGTGCCGAACGCTCCGACGAACCCGAACATCTCGGCCGTCCGCAAGAAGATCGGTGACGTGAGTGCCAAGACGGTGATCACGGCCAGCTGGACGGCTTCGACCACGCCCGAGCTGACCGACCACTACGTCGTGCAAATCCGCACTGGCCCGAGCGCGAACTGGAAGGACTACGTCACCAANGAAGTGATGCTGACCGACATNCGGTACAGCGCACCGATGACCGACGCCTATCAGATGCGTGTGAAGTCNGTGTCTCGCGCATCCATCGACTCCGACTGGTCGGCTATCGTCAACTGCGTCTTCTCCGATGACGTCACGGGTCCTGGCGATCCGACCGGCTTGGTCGTGAAGGGAGCCTATGAGTCGCTGTTCGTCGACTGGAAGAACCCGCTCGATGAAGATTTCGCTGGTGTGGAGATCTATGTCGGTCTGACCAGCACTCGTCCGGCGAGCCCGACCGACACCGGCAACAAGACCAGCTACGTGATGACTGGTCTGCCCCTCAGCGCGCAGCGTTGGTTCTGGCTGCGTGCCTACGACTACTCGGGTAACTTCGGCAACTACGTCGGCCCGGTGAATGGCATTGCTGTGCCACTGCCGACGCTCGACACGGTTCCTGGCGCACCCGCCCAGATCACGGGCCTGTCCTTGTCGTCGGCAGCTTCTATCATGCCGGATGGTACGACGCAGACGACGCTGTCGGCGACGTGGACCGCTGCGCCGGAAGCTGACTTCCTCCGGTATGATATTGAGATCCGCGAAGCGACTGGTAACTCCAGCCAGTTCCAGAGCGACACGAACGTCTACAAGTGGATCGTCAAGCCGAACACGACCTACTACGTGAAGGTCCGTGCGGCTGACGTCGCACTTCAGAAGGGTCTGTTCTCGACTGAGGCGAACCACACGACGGCCAAGGACACTGGGGCTCCTGGCAGCGTGAGCGGCTTCACCGTGTTGGCCGGGTTCGAGAACCTCTGGCTGAACTGGACCAACCCAGCTGACGCCGACCTCGCCTACGTCGAAGTGTGGGAGGCTTCGGCCAACAACCGTGCTGGTGCGACGCTGATCGGCAAGCCGATGGGTACGAGCTTCATCAAACAGGGTCTGCCGGGTGGAAGCACTCGCTACTACTGGCTGCGTGCGGTCGACTCGTCGGGCAACGTCAGCGACTATCTGCCGGTCAGTTCTACCGGAGGCACGGTTGGCACGACGCTGAATATCACGACCACCACGCAGATTGCGGATGGCATTATCACGACGGCGCACATCACGGTTAACACCTTGAATGGCGACCGCATCCAGACGAACACTCTGGACGCAGGCAAGATCACGGCGGGATCGATTCTCGCTGGCACCATCCTCGTGGGCTCTGGTGGGCCGACCCTCTCGACGGTTTCATCCAACGCAGCTCTCGGTGCCAGCGATCCGGGTGGACGCATCAACGTTGGCTCGACGCTTATCGACCCTGGCAAGATCCTCATCTCTGGTGGCACCTCACTGGCCAACTGGCGCAACGGAACTGACGCAACGAAGATCGAGGGCGGCAGCATCGCGGCAAATACGATTACTGCAAACAAGCTGTCTATCGGTTCTCGTGGAATTGAGATTGCGGGCATTGAGTTCTCTGCAAACCCGACGACGCACGTTCTGACGTGGTCTTCTGGTGTGATCAACTACATCAGTGATACTGGCACAATCAATATCACGACGATTGCGTCTGGAAGTGTAACTTGGACGACGGGTGTTCAATACATCTACTGGGTACAAGGAGCTGCAGTTCTCAGCACGACGAATAGTATCGGCACTGCCTACGGTGCGAACAACGTTGTGATGGGCACCTACCGTGGTGGTTCGGACAGCGTGATCAACTATGGTCGCACCGTCGTGGATGGCTCGGACATCGTCACGGGCACCATCACTGGTGACCGTCTGTGGGCTGGTGAAGTGATCTCGCTGACGGCGCAGATCAAAGACGCCATCATCACGAACGCCAAGGTCGCTGATCTGAGCGTTGCCAAACTGACGGCTGGCACCATCGGCGCCCAGGCGATCACTCTGGTCGACAGCAAGTTTGTGATCGATGGCAGCACCCAGCGGATGACGATCAAGGATGCGCTCGCTGCCACTCGCGTCGAGATCGGCGCCTTGTCGGCAGGTGGCTACGGCATCACGATCAAGGACGCCGCTGGCAACATCATGCTGAGCAGCGGCACGACGAGTGGCATCGCTGGCACCTCGATCTTGGACGCCTCGATCACGAACGCGAAGATTGCCGACGCCACCATCCAAGCTGCGAAGATCGGCTCGGTCGATGCGACGACTATCACCACCGGCTCCATGGACGCCGCACGCATCACGGCTGGCTCGATCACCACCGACCGGATCACCATTGGTGGTGTGACAACTGACCGCATCGACGCTGGTGCTGTGACGAACGCTGTAAGTTACTACAGTACGGCTGATGTGTATGATGGAACTGCAGGCACGACGATTGCGACCGTGACGATGACCACGACGGGTGGAATTGTAAACGTCTTGGGTTACTTGCAGTTCGGCTACACGGTTTACACTCCTGTTTATGCGTACTGGTAAGGAGTAGAAGATGGCTTACTATCCTCCTGATCCTGGCGCTGGTGGTGGTTGGACTGCCACGCCACACGAGGTCAATTCGTATCCTACTTACAACTGTCAGGTGGGTATCTACATTGACGACGTTTTGATCACAAGTTTCTATATCGATAATGGATTGTCAACCGTCTTCTTGTCGACTACACCCACTGCTGCCACACATACATTCAAGTTGAAGTTTATGGGTACACACACGAGCGGTCACACGACTCGAACAATGCTACAGGTTCTGGAGTTGAAGCGATGAACGAAGGTCAGCAGATGAAGTTCACCGCCTTCGACAAGAAGACGGGGGTGGCGGTCGCCGTGATGGGCTGCCCACTACGGGACCTTCAGCATTACACCCAGCCGGGTTGCTGGATGATAGGTGGTGAATACGATCCCGATCTCTGGTATCTCGATCTTGAAACGGTGACGCCTGTCCGCAAAGTTGAGTTTGTAGGATTCAGCAGCGAAGACGTCCCGGTCGGCACAGTGGTGACTGCCGTGGTTCCTCCGGGGACTTTGATGCGAGTTGATCGTGATGAACCAGTAGTGATCGAAGACGGCACGATTGAATTCGAACCGGAACACGCTGGTGTTTTTCAGATCGAGTTGAAAGGTCTGAAGATGATGACTTGGAGGGGAGCGATCCATGCGTATTAAGGGAACGAAGGCTCCGGAAACTCGCCGTATCCAGAACTACCCTCCAATCGGCAATCAGCTCGATGCGATCTACAAGGGCTTTCAAGCTCTTCGACAGCAAGGTTTTCAGCTGCCAGAGGAAACTATCGCTTGGCTGGACCGAGTGGCTGTTGTAAAAGATCAGAACCCTGTGGGCCAGCGCCCCATGCAGGAAAGGTTTAAGTGATGCCCGCCACTCGTTTCGATTTCATCGTCGACCAAGGTGCGACCTTCAGCCGGGACCTCGTGCTGAAGTCGAGCCCGACGACTGTGATGGACCTGACCGGTGTCACCGTCACTTCGGCTCGTCTCAAGACATCCTACGACTCGCCGAGTGTTGCCATCAACCTCAGCACCAGCATCACGCCGTTGACGGGTGTGATCCGCATCGGGCTGACAGCCGGGCAAACAGCTGGCCTCGTGGCTCAGAAATACGTCTACGATATCAAGATCACCCTGGCCGATGGTACCACCGTCATCGAGCTGCTGACGGGTGTCTTCCAAGTCCGACCGGGAGTTTAAGATGCCTGACATAATTACCGTCGTTCCGCAGGAGATGGATCCGATCATCATCGAGATCTACACCGGCCTGCAAGGTGGGACTGGACCGCAGGGTGTCCAGGGGCCGGCTGGGCCGACGACGCTGATCATCGCCGACATTGTCAGTGACAATGTCACCGGTAACGACGCTCTTGTTTTCAACGGACTTGAAGTCGGTGATGTGATCGACGGAGTTACGCTGACTGCCGGTATGCTCGTGCTGGTTCCATATCGAACCAACCCGGCGTCGAACGCTGGTCTGTGGCGTGTGCAGGCAAGTGGCTTTCCCGTTCGTGAACCGACCCTTCCGACTTTTGCCAGTCATGTCGGCACGATGGTCAATATCAAACAGGGAACGAAGTACGCCAATACCGTCTGGCGTTGGACCGGAGCTGCAACCGGCACCTTGGGGACGACCGCGATCTCTTACGACCGGATCGCGGAGAACGTCGATTTTCTGATGTTCCGAGATGTCGGCATAGTTGAAAAGACCGAGATTCTCATTCCGGAATTCTACTACGTGAATGGTCGCGAGGGTATGATCCTTGTGAGTCCGAGCGTAATTGCTGCGCCGAACGCCACTCGGTACTTCACGGCACCCTTGTCGACCAGCAAGAGCAACATGGTACGGGTTTGGTACGACCGTGCCTATCACATCGCCAATCCGTCTGATCCTCAAGGCGCGATCCAGAGTGAAACCAATGTTTCGAAGATTGTAACTGACCGGTATCAGAAGCCGGAAATTTGCGTCTCGAACTTCGGCAATGTGAACAGCAAGTACAATTTCATCGGTGACACTGCGGGAGTTGGTGAAAACCAATTCACTGATAGCTTGACGCCGGAAAACTGGTTTCTGAATGCTTCGGAAGTTCCTGTTGATTTCACCGACTCTGCTATCCTTGCGTATGGAATTACAAAGGGAGTGACGGGAGCTACCAGCGCAGTCTACCAAGGTATGACTTTTACGACGCCACTTGTCGGTGGTGAGTATTACTTTGCTCGCTTCTATGTCGAGTCTATCATCGACAATGACTTCGCAACCACGAAACGTATGGTGCTTAGTTATCAGGCAAAAGATAACAACGAAGTCAATTCGGCAGTTGTCAATCTGACCTTGGAGAAGCAGCTTTCTGCGCGAGCCGCTATTTTCTCGATTGCTGGTGTTCTTCCCAGTACTGTCGCAGGAACTACCCGAGTGCGTCTGGGACTCGGCATTGGTGTAGGCGCCACGCTCGGAGCCTACAAGGTCGGAGGCGGTCAGTTCTGCATTGCTCGAAACGCTCCAGTCAATTGGATCATGCGTCAAGATTTCCCCAATTCGTTCAGCGGTTCCCCCATCATGGGTAAGGACCTGTGGCTGAACGACGGTCGACCGATGCCCATCTATTTCCGGAATTTGCTTCCGAAGTTGACCATGGAGGATTTGACCTACGGTACGTTGTCTTCTGTTCAGTCCTCGAACAACAACTACCCCTACATCATGGCGAATGAGGACAACTTCCGCATCGACCCGACGATGTTGGGAAGCACCTGCGAACTGGCAATTCTCACGTACTCGGACACCACCCGTCCTTGGCGTCTGAACATGGACGTTCACCGCGTGGCTTCATCGGGCCTCACGGGTAGTCCTCGTGTGCTGATGGTCGGCGATGAGTTCATGGACGCTTCGACGTACTATGCCGTCGTCACGAAGCTGCAGGGAATGGGACTTACTCCCGTACCGATGGGAACCATTCCAAGTTCTCAGTCCTTTACGGCAGCTTCCACCAACGGTGCTTTGGGTGAGTCCCGGCCGAGTCAGGGTTGGGGAGATCTCTCTGGTCTTGTCCCCGATGCTGATACTCCTGCCTACTTCGCGCTGGGAACGGAAGCCACCTACACGGCCGACACGAAGTCTGTGAAGTATTCGAAGAACCCGTTCTTGCGTCTGGCGACTGGTGGAGACAATCCTTCCTACGTCACCGCTGGTGGATACATCTTCGATTTTCGTCACTACCTTAATCGGTTCAGCTTTGCTGATCCCGACGTAGTCATTTTCACACTCGGCTACAATGACATCATGGAACGAACGACGGTTGCTCAAGCTGTTGCTGACATCAATCTGATTGTGCCGTTCATTCTCCAGAATGTGCGAGCGGCATGCCCCGGTGTGAAGATCGGCGTCGGCATCCATCTTCCGTCGTTGTCGGAGACTGGTTACGCACAGTGGCCGCTGCTTCAAGCGGTCAATGCAGCGCTGATCGCGGCGGTGAATGCTCAGCCGTGGGGCACCTTCACGGTTCCGATGCATGCTCACATGTGCGTGACGGGTGGCTGGGCACCACTGGTGGCTACGCCTGTACAGGCTACAGGTCTGACACGAGTCACTCAGGCGAACGCGGCGGGCTACAACGCTCTGGCTACTGCAGCATTCCGCGTCCCGGTTGTTGAACAGGTGAGTGAAACGGTTGCGGCGTTCGTCTCGAACGTGACGACGTGGGATCCGCTGACGGTTGTAAATCGTGCGAACGTCCTAGCGGCTGGTGGCACGATGTCTGAGACAGAGTTCCAATTCCGGAACAACTTCTTCTTGACACTACGCGCACAGGGTCTGCTCCCCTACATCGACGAGTTCTGGTTCGGAACCACATACGATTCTGTGTCACAGCAGGTTCTTGTCAGTGCTCTTAAAGGCATCGTGGGTGTTGGTGTTAATGCACCCACTTATGGTCCACTCAGTACAGCTTTTGGATCTGGTCCGTACATTCGCACTGGATATATCCC